ACTCCTACAAATAAAGGAATAACATTTATTAAAAATTTAGTTGACAGTTATACTGATCAAAAAGCAGACAATCCACTTTTGGCAGATGAGAATCTTCTCGATCTGGCAGAAGATATTTATGGTGAAGAATTTAAAACATTCTTTGCTACCTATCCTGTTAAAGTAAGAAGAGTTAATGGAAGAGAAGACAATTTAAGAGAAGGTAAAAAAGAAATTAAACAACTATATCTAACTACTATACAACGAAACAAAATAACACCTCAACGCCTGCAAAAAATATTAGAAGTCTATATAAAAGAGAAAAAAAGAACAGGAAGTATAGCCTATCTTAAAACATTAAGAAATTGGCTTAAACAGGACATATGGAAAGATGTTATTGAATGGGTAACTAGTAAACGATCTACTAACAATAAAGATATAGATTATGGAGGAAAACTCATCTAAGGGTAATCCATTATTATTGGATTACAAACATATCAGCACAGCGGCTGATGAAATTATAGAGTATATAGATCTTAGAAGACAAGGTAAAATTAGATCCCTCCATACAAGATGGGATAAATTCAACAGATGTGCAGCAGGTGGTATTGACTGGAATACAGTTATGACTATTGCTGGTATGTCTGGATCAGGAAAATCATCAATAGCAAACGAAATGGAAACAAGTTTGTTTGATATGAATCCTAGTGAGAATTTTGCCGTGTTATCTTTTAATTTTGAAATGCTCGCTATGAAGCAGGTTGGTAGGAAACTATCATCTAAAATAGAAAAACCTGTTTCTGAATTGTATTCAAGCCATAAAGTGCTTGAAAATACTGATTTTGATTCTTTAAAGAGAATAAAGGAAGAAACTATCAGTAAATATGGTATATATTATATTGATGTTCCTGGAAGTATTGAACAGATATATTATACCATTAAAAAGTTTTACTTTGAACAGAGAAAGCGAAAAGGCAATGACTTTGGTGTTGTTGTTTTTCTAGATCATACTTTGTTAACTAAAGGAAAACAGAGAGAATCAGAAAGAGAAATGTTATCTAGATTATATCGGGCTTTTATGGTGCTAAAAAAGGAAATAAAGTGTATATTTGTAGTACTAAGCCAGCTAAATCGTGACATTGAAAGTTCGGATAGATTATCTAATCCAACACTACAGTATCCTATGAAGAAAGATATCTTCGGTTCGGATGCAGTATTTCACGGTTCTGATTATGTTTTAATAACGCATAAACCTTATATGCTAAATTTACAGGCTTATGGCCCACATAACTTACCAGTTGTTAACCCTAAAAATTCACAACAAGCCATGATATATTGGCATTTAATAAAGAATAGGGAAGGAGCACCTGGAGTAGTAATGTCCATGCTTGATAATTTAAAGTTTAATAAGGTAGATGAATTTTTTGATTCAGGAAGAATCGAATTTAATAGCTAAAAATAAATATATATGGCTCAAGAAATTTTAATTATTGGAGAAAGCGGTACAGGTAAAACCACTTCCTTCAGAACATTAGATCCTAAAGAAACTTTCATTTTAAACGTAGCAAGAAAACCATTACCATTTAAAGGTTGGAAAACAAATTACACAACTATAAGCAAAGAGAATGCACAAGGAAATTATTTTTCTAGTGACAATGCTGATGCTTTAGTAAGAACCATGAAACATATTAATGATAATATGCCTCATATTAAGGTTGTTATTGTAGATGATTTTCAATATTTAATGGCAAATGAGTATATGCGACGAGCAAATGAAAGAGGATTTGATAAATTTACCGATATAGGAAAACATGCTTGGGAAGTAGCACATGCAGGTAAAAACTTGCGTGATGATATTACTTTTATTATGGTAGGTCATGCTGAAGAGACTACAGATTTTAAAGGCACTAGAAAATTGAAATTTAAAACAATTGGAAAGCTAGTAGATAATGTAATCACTATGGAAGGTCTATTTACTGTTGTTTTGTTTACTGATATACATATGAATGGAGAAAAAGAAGTTCAATATAGATTTCAGACTAATCAAAGTGATGGTGGTAATACCTGCAAATCCCCAATGGGAATGTTTTCAGAAACATTTATACCAAACGATATGAGTTCGGTTATAGATACAATTAATAACTATTATAAATAATAATTATGAGATTAATAGGTAAAAGGGTCGAAAGACAAAACAAGTTTGGAGATGACTATTGCATAGAAGTTCTAGAGAACGGAAAGCTTAAACTATCTCCTGCACTGATTTCTATATTAGGAGTCAATGCAACTTCTAATAGAATTGGATTTGCATATCCCGATAAAGAAGGAGAGAAACTTTATATATATAAATCCCCTGATAAAGATGGTGTAGCTGTTAATAAACAGGGATATGTAGTTAATCTTCCTCACTGGAGAGATCTTAAAAGTCATTTTAATGTAACAGAAGAAGGAGAGAAATTAAATATTTCTTCTCAAGAAACTATCATTGATGATTTTCTTGATTATAGATTTTTTGAAGTAAGTCAAGATAAAGAGTGGAAATATGTAGATAAAATTGGACCTGGTGTAAAAATTACATCAACAGCTGAACCTGTAACAGAAGATGAAACGTATTCTGAGCAGGAAGCTAAGATACAAGAAGAGTTACCAGCTCATTCTACTGACCAATATGATGAAGAAGAAATTCCAGAAGCTGTTGTGCAAGAACAGGAAGATGAAGAAGTCCAACAAGCATATTATGATATTGAACAAGGCAAAGTTCAGAAAAATATTGTTAACAATGAGGTTGAACACGTGGAAGCTCCTGGGGAGCCTACGGGTGATTCAATGGATATTTTCTAATTTTTTAATTTAAAATTTTTTAAACATGTTTGAAATAAATTCAAATTTAGAAGTGAGGGAAACCTCGTCAACTCCAACAATACCTGTTGGTATTAATGATAATATAACATTGGTAAGTGTTACAAAGGAGCATGACAAAAATTCTAATCCTTACCTTCAATTCTTATTTAAGAGTGAAGATGGATCTGAATTAAAACACAATGAGTTTAGTGTTAATCCTGATTATGTCACGCCTAAGCCAGGTGAGTCTACAGATCAGGCTGTTAGTAGAAAAGTTAATTCTATGTTAATTAGAATTAAACACATATGTACTAAATTCATACCTGCTGAATCTTTTACTGTAAAAGCAGATTCTTTTGGTGGATTATGTGATGTAATCTCTGAAAAATTAGCTTCTGCTGATTTAAGTAAGAAGGTAAGGCTTAAAGTGGTATATAATTATAGGGATTATGCATCATTACCAAACTTTTGTCCTTTCGTTGAAGATATGACAGTTCCAGTAAGTGGATTAAAAATAAATCCTACTTATGATAAATTGGAAAAAGCTGCCGTAGCCACAAATGGAGAGGTTGAAAGTACAGATGATACCCAATTACCATTTTAAAGGAAAAAGAGAAAGGGCTGTTTATCAGCCTTTTCTTTATTTTTTAACTTAAACAAATCTACATGTATGATTTAAACGGAGTTTCTGATGGAACTGCTCTTAGTAAAGATGCAATTCTTGATAGAATATCTGAAGAAGAGATCATGAGACACTATGTAGGATTTGATTTTACAATTAATAGAGCATTTAAAAGTCCTTTAAGAGATGATGAGAGACCTTCTTTTGCTGTTTACTATAATGAAGGTAAACAACTAAGGTTTAAAGATTTTAATGGTGCACAAGGCACATGCTTTGATCTTGTTATGACGCTATATAACTTAAGTTTTATAGAGGCTATGGTAAGAGTTAACCAGGACCTATGTTTAGGTTTAGCTGGTTATGTAGGCAATGTGAATGATTCACCAATAAGATATAATAACTTTAAACTTAATATAGAAAAGAAGAGTAATCTTATTCAATTCAAACCACAGGTCTTTACAGATATAGATATTAGATATTGGAAACAATTTGGTATTAATACCGAAATGTTAAAACTATTTAATGTGTATTCTGCTAAATATGTGTATCTCAATAAGAGGCCCACACTATTTTATAGTAGGGCTGAACCAATGTATTGTTATAAGTTTAATGGAGAGCGAGTTAAAGTTTACCGTCCTAAATCCAAACGGATTAAATGGATGGGAAATGTAACCGCAGATGATGTTCAAGGATATGAACAATTATCTACTACTGTTAAACAATTGGGAGATAAAACATTAATTATTACTAAATCTTTAAAAGATGTAATGTGTTTATACGCATTAGGCATGCCAGCAGTTGCTCCTCAATCGGAGAATACTAGAACTCAATATGAGACTCTAGCCACTTTGGTTCCACACTTTGATACTGTCAAAATATTATTTGATAATGACGAAGCAGGGAAGAAAGGAGCAGCAGAACTTCAAGCCTTTTTAGGCAATAATGGTATAGTAAGTAAAAAAATGAAATGGGTAGAACCTATTTTTATTCCTTACTATGGTAAATATAAAGATATTAGTGATCTTATCTGTGGAGAAGGATTTGAGAGTGGTCTTAAATTCTTAGAAAATGAGCAATTGGAATAACGGAAAGATTTGGAAAGTAGTTATTCCAAATTATGAAAGCAAAGTTCCTATAAGTAATAGGAGAAGAGCTAAATTCTATAAGAAAGGAGAAACTAATGTGGATACATTAGCTAAAAAATTTCAAGTAGGATTACAAACTGGCAAGTATAGATGGGAGAAGAATGGGTTTTTAGTAGATGATAAGAATAATCGAATAATTGCTAATCCCCTAGCTGCAGGAACACCTAAATTTTGGACTATTAATGGACAGAGAATCTATGATGGTTCTTTACATTATACAGCACGGTCTAAAGTAGCTAGATGGGTACATGACTATCTAAGAGAATATATAAAGGAATTACCAGTAATTAAAGTCCCAAAGGGATGTCATTTACGTGTTTGGCTGGACATGTATAGGATATCAGAGAATGAACGATGGGATGTGGATAACCAATGGCCGTGGATGAAATGGTTTTTGGATACTCTGGTAGAAGAAGGTAAAATCGAAGAAGATAGTGTTGCGGTTGTTAGATCGTCAGGTCAAATAACTTATATCGAATCTGAAGAACGAAAACTTGTATTTAATATTCAAATAATATAATGATGGAAATTGAAGAAACCACAAAACCCAGAACACTGAAAGACCATACTGTTAGTTTTTCTGGATTAAATAAACTGGCGTATAGTCCTTTACTATACAAAAAGCATATATTAGAACCTAGATCTGAAGATACTACGTATTTTAGAAAAGGGAGTCTTTTAGACTGCATGTTAACAGAACCTGATAAAGAACTTGAAAAGTTTGCAATAGCAAATGTAGAAGTTCCTGGAGGAATGATGGAAATATTTTGTAAAGTATTTGCAAACTCTTTAGAGGCGGATGATCCCGCTTTTGAAGAAGCTTATGCTGCTGCTGGATTTAAACTTAAAAAGGATACAGTAAAAAAGAGATTACAAGATCCTCTCTATAAAACTTATATTCAATTTATAAGAACTAACAAAGATAAACAAGTAGTTAGTATAGAAGAACATGCTGAGGCTAGACAAATGGCTGATATGCTAAAATATGGTACTTATACTGAAAAGTATTTTAAAGAATCTTCTGAAGTTGTAGAAGTTCATAATCAATTAAAGATAGATTGGGAATATGAGGTTTTAGATAAACTAGATGGTAATACTATAAGACGATATAACTGTAAAAGTATATTGGATAAAGTTATCATTGATCATCTGGACAAAACTATTCAACCTATAGATATTAAATCTACTGGTAAATCTGTTTATGATTTTGAATCGAGCTTTAAACGCTTTGGATATTTTAGACAGGCTGCATTTTATATGACAGCCATAAGATATTGGGCCATCCTTAATGGATATGGCGAATATCAACTGTTGAATTTTATATTTATAGTAGCTGAAACTGATTGTTATAATCTTCCTATGGTTTACAAAGTGTCTGGACAAGACATATATTGTGGAATATATGGAGGTAAATATCAGAATGGTACTAGACGTATAAAAGGATTTAACTGTTTATTAAACGATCTCGATCATCATCAACATACTGATAACTGGGATTATAGAGCTGAACACTTTGAAGAATACCAAAGAGATGGCAATATAATAACAAGAGTATTTGAAGGTAACTCAGGCAGAAATGTAGAGAAGATTTTTAAACAAACAGACCTTTAAATAAATTAATGCTTATGAACTCCAAAAAGAAACTGGAAAGAAGGATTAATACTTATACCACGACATTCTTAATGCCGATGATTATAAATATTTTTCCAAACCGTTCTAAGCTGGGATTTATTAATGCGTATATCGGAGATCACGGTCACACACGGCAATATAAAGAAGCTCTATATGTACTATGCAGTCCAAGATTTACTTCAGACTATATGAAGTTTGAAAGTATATTAGAAGACCATCCTATGCATTTAGCAACTTATGATGTTAAAAGAGGATATGTAATGCATGTAATTAGTGTACCACCGAAATACCTAGAAGATTATTTTAATTTCCTTGTGGGGGAATATTCCAAGTTTACTCCTGAGTATAAATCTTTATTTAAAAAAGGAACTAATGCACATATGGTTGTTAATAAAGCTCCTTATTTAAAGAAATATTGGGAAAAACGACTAGAAATGGAATTACCAGCTGATAAAGAATTATATTCTATCTGGAAACCAGAGAGAGAAATATACAGATTTGATGCTGATATTTACCACAAAGAACAAAATGATCAAGAAGAGAAAGAACGGGCTTGAGGAATATCCTCAAGTCTGAATTAATTAATTAATTTTTAAAAAAACCAATAAAATGGAAATTAGAAAAGTAGTTACAAAACTAATAGGCAAAGATGATATATTTAAAATCTTAGCTTTAGGAGAAGCGATTAAGCTTCCAGTTCTTCTATTAGGAGAACCAGGGACTGGCAAAACCCAATCATTATTAGATTATGCCGCTGCCAAATTTAATTATAATAGAGATCTTGTTCGTAAGAACACCTTTGTTATTGAATTAGATGAGGGAACCAAAACTTCCGAGATCAAAGGAAGGGTTAATATGAAGAGCTTACTTGAGGATAAAAAGTATGAAATAGATGCTCCTATAGTTAATGCTAAGTATGTATTGATAAATGAAGTTGATAAAGGAACTTCAGGAGTTAGAAATACTTTGTTATCAATTATGAGAGAAAGAGCTATTTTCTATGGATCTGATGTAAAGAAATGTCAATGGGATGTATTAGCAGGAAGCTGTAATGTTATCCCTGATGATGAGCTTGAAAATCCTTTTTGGGATAGATTTGTATTGACTGTTAAAGTTGATAGAGTAGGAGTAGATGGTATTAAGAACATTTGGGCCCAAAAGGGTGCAAAGAATCTTGATGTCAAAGTTCCCACTTTAGATGAAATTTGTGCTGAAGTGATTGATAAAGGAAAAGCATTTAAATTCTTGGACTCTATTTATGATGCAGTATCTGATAGAACTGCCACATTTGCTCCTATAATAGCTAAGGCTATTAAACTTATCTATGATGTGGATGATAATGAAGCTCTAATGAAAGCTTGTGAGCTTATTGCTCCTAGTAAACTTACTGAACTGGCTACTAAGCTTGAAAGTAAAAGAGAGAATAATCTTAGAACTTCAATTTCAGAACTTCAAGGAGTTATAGAAGGAGGAAATGAGTCTTATACTCAAACCTATGTTGGACAGATCATAACTGATTTGAAAGAAATGGGAGATATGAGGTCTTATAAGAACAAATCTCAAGAATTAGCTGCCGTATTAGTTGATACTGTTGTAAATCTGGAGGAAAGTAGTGATACTCTTATTGGATTTGTTAAGGAAAAGTTCTGTAATAATACAGATGGACTTTTTCCTGATGCATGTCAGAAATTAGAAGATGCGCTTGTAGAGGCAGAGGTTCAGTTAGGATCATAAAAGTTAAAAAAGAGATAAGGGGGATAATTCCCTCTTATCTTTTATTTTATAAAAATTTAAAATTAAAAAAAATGGGACAATTAGATTTTAATTGGGGAAGGTATAAAGGTATACTTGGTAATGTCGGTATGGACTGGCTAACCAATACTGCTTATGCTTTTACTCCATATAAGGATCCTCAAAAGGAAGGTGTTTTGCAAACAGATATTGCTAAAGATACTTCCCAGGATATTACTAAAAAAACCAAAGAACACGTAGGAAAAGTTACATATGAGAAAGTATTACAAACAAATGATAGAGAATGGATGGTAACTGATGCCTTTAAAACTTTTTATAATGGTATAAATAAACTTAAAATTACTCCAGATAAATACTGGTGGCATTATCTTATAACCAAGATGAATAATCATCTTATGAAATTAGTTACTAAAGATAACAAGGGATATAGTTATATAGCTATGAGGGCTATTATGGAAAGAGTTATTAAGCTTCTCAATGATATGCCAGCTGATCAACAGAAAGAAATGATAGATAAGGCAAATGAAGCTATTGCTAATGATAAAACTCCTGATCTGGGAGCTATGGAAAGAGCTATTCAATTGGGATTAAATAAAGCAAGAAAGGATATTAAGAATGCAGAAGAGAATTTTGGTAAAAATGCAGGGAAAGGATTAAAAGATGATCTTGATTTATGTGATATAGCTATAGACCCTAAAGTTTCTAAAGCTTTATCTGTAAATAAACATGAGATTAACAAGTTTGTTAAGCATGTTGCAGATCGTGCGATAGAAGCCACATATGGCGTACCAGAAGTCGTAGAGGAAAGTTTCTTTGATTCTGATACAGCTGATGTAGATGATATTATAAATATGGAAGACTTTTCACATGCGGCATTACTTTCTGATGTCAATATTAGAAAAAAGAAATATGCTATCAATTTTGATATATATCTAGATGATTCTGGTTCTATGAACAGTACTATTAATATAGGAGGCAAATATATAAAAATGAGTACCTTAGCAAGGATATTAGGACTTAAGTTACATATTATGGGACTAGTTAGAGATATATACTTATTCTCCAATGGTTATAAAAAAGTAACTATAGGAGAACTCTTTAAAACACGGTTTGGAGGAGGAACTGATATAGAAACTTGTATTAAAAATGCAAAAGAATTAAAGAGGGCTTCTATCATTATTACTGATGGATGGGATCGTATTAGCACCTATTATAATAAGTGCTATTTTGTTGGATTAGGTCTTAGGCAAACTTCTGGAGACTTTGCTCGCTATGCAGAAACAGGAAAGTATCATTTTTATGATGATGGTAAATTCCTTGAAAGTACAGTCAAAGAAGAGGATGGATATAACAATCAAAAATATAAAGTTGTTGTAGCAAAAGAAAGAAAGAAATAAGAGACCTATAAAATAAAACCAATCATGAGTAATAATAAAGTAATTAAAGTTGTCGTCAGAAACGGAGTAGTAACAATAGCGGATACAATTCCTAAAGGTGTCATAGTCATAATAGTTGACTATGACACCGAAGGACGGAATGAAACTGATACTATTCAAAAAGACGACGAAGGAAAAGAGTATATAGTGAGTATTTATGATAATAACCATAAATATAAACAGCTCTAATTTTGTAACATAAATTTATTAAAAATGGCAATTAAAAAACCAAAAATATGACTGGATATGAAAGAACAATGCATGAAGCATACATCCCAGATATTGTAAGGTCTCTAAGATCAATTGCAGAATCTTTAAAGAAACTAGTTGATATACATGAGGTTATAATTTCTGATCCAGAAGATGAAACAGAACATATTACTGAAGCATACCCAGGAGCTGGATATGGTTATATTCCTAGAAAAAAAGATTAAGTGTTTTTCATGGTAAAAGGGCTCTACAAGGTTGTAGGGTCCTTTTTTTTATTTATTAAAACGTAAAAGATGAATTATAGTAAAACTATATATAAAATAGATTCTAAAGGTAAAGCTAGATTTCTGCATGTATATGCTGAAGGATCTTGGCTAATACAAGAATCTGGACAGGTGGGTACTGAGAATGTTTTAATACATCGCAGTGAGTGTACACCAAAGAATGTTGGTAGATCAAATGCTACTACAGCGGAAGAGCAGGCTGTGTCTGAAGCAGAGAGTAAAATAGAAACTAAAATGAGTACAGGTTACTTTGATTCTATAGAAGCTGCTGAAAAAACTACTGTTCTATTGCCTATGTTGGCAAAGAGTTATGATAAAGAAGCGTATAAAGTAGAATATCCATGCTATGTACAACCTAAATTAGATGGGATGAGAGCATTAGGTTATTCTGATAAGCTAATATCTAGAAAAGGTAAAGAGATTTTAAATATGGATCATATACTTGAAGAATTGGCTAAAGTAAAGTTGAAAGCACCATTAGATGGTGAATTATATGCTCATGGAAAGAGTTTTCAAGAGAATATGCGACTCATTAAAAAGTATAGACCTGGAGAAACAGAAGAAGTAAAATATCATGTATATGATTATGCTGATCCTGATATGTCCTTTGAAGGAAGATTAATAACAATAACTAATCTAGAAGCAATGTTTGGTCCTTTTAAACATATTAAGATCGTTCCAACTTTAGATATTGATAATGAAGAAGATCTTAAGAAATTTCATTCTACTGCCTTAAGAGAAGGATATGAAGGATCAATTCTAAGATGGGGTGAAGCAGGTTATAAGTCTAAGAGTAGAAGCAGTAACTTACTGAAGTATAAAGACTTTCAAGATCTGTCTTGTAAGATTGTAAATGTAGAAAGTATGTTAAAAAGACCTGAGCATGGACAGTTTATATGTGAATATAAAGGATCAACTTTTGGATGCGGCATGAAGTTTTCTCACGAAGAGAGAAAAAATATATTAGAGAATGCAACTGATTACATTGGCAAAACTGCTGAAATCAGATTCTTTGAATATAGTGAAGATGGTATACCCAGATTCCCTGTATGTGTAGGAATAAGATTAGATAAATAATTTAAAAGAGTAAGACGCAAGTCTTGCTCTTTTTTTTACCCACGGATTTGCATCGCCTGTCAATTTTTGACATCGCTTGTCAAATTTTGACGTGTGCAAATAGATTGCACACCCAAATTGCAATGAGCTTTGCAATTACCGTTTTTTACTCCTTCGTTGGCCCATATCATAGCTATTTTCACAGCTTCTTAGGTGGTCTTCGTATCTATCTCTGCACTTAGTTTCTTCTTTCTTTAGCTCTTTAATGGTTTGTCTTTGCTCATTTATTTGTGTTTCATAAGAACCCTGTACATCCCAATATAGATATCCAACTGCTACTAAAGCTATAAACAACATAGCTACAATAGGGTTTTTAGAAAATTCTTTAAATACTGTTAATTGTTTTTGCATTTGTCTCTAATTTTAATTTGCATCCTACATATCTTAATATTAATCTCTACATTTTTTCTTTGCCATGCATATAGACAAGAAGCTTTTTGCAATTGCTTTATTAACTTTTCCAAATACACTACTTGTAATAATAATTAACTATATCAGATAAATATTTGTGCCTTTCTGTATGTTTCCAAAAAGGAATAACATCCATCATACTTTTTGTGATCTTATAGTTTCCTTTTCTGGATCCAGATTCATATTTCTCAAATTCACCAGTATTCCATAGAACATCTTCACTCAATTGAAATATTAACTTCTGAATTCTTTCTATCATAGTTATACTAGCCATAGGAGACTGTAATATTCTCATAGCTTCAGTAATACTAACATAAGCAGCTAATTCTGTATATAGTCTGTTAGCTTGAAAACTTAGATAATAAAGATATGCATTATCATCATCGTCCTCCGCCTTTCCTCGGAAAACTGCTCCCAGAGTAAACATGGCAGCAGCCACACCAAATTCTCCTATAGTTCTTTTTATATTAGCTCTTTCATGCTTACTAAGTTTAGACCAATCTGCCCTTTGTAAATCTCTTGACATCTTTCCAAGATCTATTACCATAGATTTTAAAAGTCTAGGCAATACTTTTAAAGTAGTTATATATTGTCCTTCAAACAAAGTATTTGTTCCTGTTCTAAATCTTGTAGTACCTTCCAGGTCTTCAGTTTCTCCTTTTAAATACTTAGGCATATTTGCAAGAAATCCCATTCCTCCAGTAAATCTTCTTTGAACGGCGGGTGGTAAAAATTTTCTTAACATCAATGCTAAAGCTCCTATAATCAATCTCTGAAATGGAGGAGAATTTCTTAATGAATATGCTCCATGTAGATCATAGTTTATTTGTTGCATAGCATTTGTTAATTTTATATCAGCATTACGTCTGTGATCAACTACTATTGTTTCTCTTTTTGCATTCTTCTTTGTTTGCTTCTCATATCTTAATTTTCCTAGGGCTCCTGAGTCAATATATTTTACATTGGAATCTAATACTAATCTATCTCCTTTCTTTATATACGCCTCATCCAAACTCATGGCTTTGCTTCTATCTTTTGTTTTCTCCCCACTCTTTGTTAAATACTCCTCTTTATTAGCCATAACCTTTGTCCCATTTAAGATCGAGTACATAGTTAAGTTTTGTACATTATGTTCAGCCATATTATTTAGGAAGTGAGCAGAATTTAAACTAGCTAATCTTTTCCATCTTGCATTATCTGCATAGTTGTACTGACCATAATTAAAATCGTTTAAAGGATCAAATATTTCATCTAAGAGATTTGTTTTGGATTTAGGTCTTACTCGTCCAACATCATTAAAAATATGTCCAAGGTCCAGCATATACTTCTTTTCAGCCATTGCTACATCTTTAGCAGTATAATGTTCTCCTCCCATACCTTCTATCCATGTTAATACCTGAGCTAGATTCCAGTTAGCTTTTGCACTTAACCAGTTTCCTCCTAGGACCACCATTCCTACATATGTCATCCAAGCATTGACAACCTTCATAAAATTAACACCAAATAATTCTATTCCTGGATCTACTCTTGTAACACCATAAATTCTTTGATCTATAAAATCTATTAATGCATCGTAAGCATTAGAATATTCTCCTTGCTTGGTAACTCTTACATCTCCTGTTAACCTTCCTGCTACTAATTCTGACCATCCTTTTGTTTTTGTATGATCTCTTTTTTTCATATGCCATTTTATCATCTCCAAGTAAGGAAGCAATTGATTTAGATAATGATAATTAGCAGCTGTATTATATACAGCTAATATATTACTCATTACTTCAAAAGATTGTGCCTCCCCAGGATCTCCTCTAAAGTGTAAAGGAATATATTGACTTTCTTCCATTTCTGCATTTACAGAAACTTCTAGAGTCTTGTTATCTTTTTCTTTTATAATCTTATCTACATCTCCTAGTTCTACATCTTCTTCTGTTATACTAAATGTTTCTTTTACTTCTGGTTTAATAACTTTGGTCCATAGTTGGCCCCAAGAAAGTGGTATATGAAATCCAAACAAATCAACATAAGAAGTCATTGAATCCCATTTTTCCCAAAATGTTTTTCTCTTACCTCCTAATTTATATCCTAATTGATATGAAGCTGGAACTCTTGAATCTGCTATTCTTTTAGTTGATAGAATAGCTTTATAAAATCTATATAAAGGATTTGTTTTATCCTTCCCTAATGCCTGGAGTTTTTCCCATTGAGGATTTTTATATTTGCTTCTATTCTTTACAGAAGGAATAAATAATCTTAGCTCTTTCTTATCTAATTCTCTCTCTATTCTTCTTTTTACACTTCTATATCTGGCCCAATCTCCTGTTTTATTCGCTTTCTTTGCTAATGATCCCAAATAAGATTTAACAGTATGCCCTCTTTCAGATTGAGTTGGAAAATGATCTTGCATAATAGTTTTTAAAACCTCTTGTTCTATTACTATTATATTTCCTTGTTTATCTTTTCTTTCTACTGTATGTACAGCATTTTGATATGCTCTATTTTCATTTGTCCAGTCCGTCCAATACTTCAATCCTGCTTTCTCTCCTTGTTCATCTGTGATCTCCTGCTTTTTCTTTATAGCTTCTCTCATCTCAGTGTAGAAAGTACTCTTATATTGAGAGGTATAATATCCTGTTTTTTCTCCATCTACTTCTTCTAATAAAAGATCATATAGTTTTAAAGGATCTTTTGTATCTACACCTTGTTTCTTTTGATATTCCACCATTTCTTCCCAGATCTTGTGGAGCTGGGCCGCTTTAGCTTGAAAATCTAATCTGGCTCTATCACTCTGAGCATTTACTTCTAAGGCAGTTTGTCTTAATATGAAATCATTAGTTTCTAATGCATTTATCATCCATCTTTGAAGAAAATCTATATCTCCTTTTACCGATGTTAATTGTTCTTCTAAAAAACTCATAGATTGTTCTAATAACAATCCATCCTTATCTGCATTTCTAACTTGTTCATCAACAAATTCTTTTACCTTTTTATCATAGGCTTCTATCTTTTCTCCAGGTTTCCAAGGATTTTTTTCTATATATTCATTTCGCACCTTTTCTCTGTACTCCATTTCTGCCTGTCTAGAGTTAGGAGCAAATTGTTCAACTATAAATTGTATACTTAAATCTTTGTATCTATTTTCTATTTCTTCTCTTACATCTCTTGCATCTTTAAGTATCTGTAAAGGATTAATAATTGTACCATCCTGCATTTCTACCACATCCATTTGAATCCATCCCGATTCTACATCTTTTATTACTTGATCTATATTAGCAAAGGATTTAGAATATTCATATAACTCTTGAAGCTTCTGAGCAGTAAGCTTTTTACTCATAGCAGCTGTGGGGTCTTTTCTTGCTTTTTCTAATGCTTTTAATTTATCTAAAGTTGATTCAGTATATTTAAGAGCATTTTGAGCATATTCTAAAAGTCCCATTTTCTCATCTCCATCTCTTAACTTTTCTAATAATTTATTTTTTACTCCTTCTAGCTCATCACTTAATTTTTCCTTTTCTCTGCTTCGTTTAAAAGCATTTAATTGTAGTTCTATTGCATTTAAAGAAGCTTGTAATGCAGCCATACCTCTAGTAAGAACATTCTTTTTTCCTAAATTCTGTCTCTCATTCATCAAGGTATCAAGCTTATTAAATTTCATGACATCTTTATAGAGAGGTTCTCCATTGACATCTGTTTTTCCTCTATACCCTTCAGGATTATTTTCCTGATCATAAGGACCTTTATAAGGGTCGCCATTTATTTCAATAAAAGGGCCCTTTACAGCTGCTACTTTTCTATATAGTAAGTTAGCTTGTTTTTCAGGCATCTTGTTTCGTAATTTAGCATATAGTATACTATCTACTTCAGTTCCATTAGGATCTAAACGCTTTTTACCGTTTTCTTTTGTAACTTTTACTCTGAATCTACACGCAGTCATTATTTACATTTTAAAGTTGGATTCATTCTATCATCTCCAAATAATCCTAGTTGCGGTCCTTCATAGGCCCCAGGATTTATCCTCCAAATCTGTAAGTTAAAATTTAGTGGATTAGTTTCTAAAGTAATTACCTTAGTACCATTAAATTTACTTCTATTTATAGAGTTTACAAAATTGCGTTGTTCTGCAAATTTAGAAATACCTTTAGCGGCCAATGCATAACCTCTCAGTCCAAAAGAAAATAGTCTTTTACCCATACCATCCTTAGCTTTTCCCATTTCTTTCTTGGCTACCTCATGTATTTCTTTACTGTTTAGCTGAAAGAAAAACAAGTCTTCTTCATTAGGTTTATTTAAAATATATTCCTTCTCTGCTACGAGATCACTATCTAAATATGCTTGGTTATCTTTTTCAAACTGTTCTCTGGCATTAAGCTTCATAGCTATAATATTTATCCAATTAGCTTGATTATTATAAATTGGTTTAGTATTAGGTACAAATCTATTATAATCCCAGATATCTTTAAATCTTCCAAATGCTAATTTAGCATCAAAGGGCTCTTCGTAATAAGAAAGTTTTATATCATGTTTCTTATCATCAGAACCTTTAAATTCAGCTTTATAGATCTCTCTTTCAGGAGTATCTGTAAAGAAATCTACTAAAATCGCCTCATCACCTGCTTTGATTTCAATTTCATTTGTTATCTTATTACCTGGACCCAGATCATATTCTAATTTATAAGTACCTACGATCTGTCCTGTTCTGTCATCTTGAATTTCATATCCTATTACTTTAACCCCTTTCTTTCTTCTTTCCATATTAATTATAGTAGTTCCTGGGGGAGGCACTAAATATGTATTTATATAATATCCTGAATTTTCAGAAAAACTATATACTTTTTGAGCATTAGGATAATTGGCTTTTAAAGCCGCATCATTTTGTTCTGGAGTATACCTGGATACAAGATCTATATCATGCATTAAGACATCAAGTTTTCTATAAACAGTTCCTTGTGGAGCATATGCTATACTTCCTGTAAGAACTATTCCAGGTAAAGTAGCTATTTTAGTTATAATATCTTTTCCTAATGGATTAAGATCTAGTGCTTCTTGAAATGTCACTTGAACTCTTCCTTCTTTTTTGGTAAGCCTTATAAAGTCATCACCTACTAATACTTTATCTATTAGATCTTCTATCTTAGAATCTATCTTTCCCCAATCAGCAGATTTAAATTTTCTTAAGAGGGCTTTAACCATTTTTTTAAATTTCTGTACAACATCTGCAGCAAACCCATATTTTTCTTTAGCCATTCGTTCATTGAATTTGTTGGCAATCAAAGATTTAAGAATGTCTTTAGTTATCTGTTTCTTTGTGGCAGATCTTGATTTCTTATCAAAATTTCCTGACTCATTAACAGCTTTCTTATATCTATCCCAGAATGCAGGAGATTTCTTCATTTCCTGGTATAGATCAAAATAGTAATCAGAATAAGATAACATCTCTCCTAAAAAGTCTGCTGATGCTCTACTTAACTGTCCTATATTATTAGGATTTAGTTTAGCATGTTTCTTAGCTAGATTAACATATTCTACAGCAGCTTTTACATGAGGTTCTGTGGCATCTAATGTAATACCAAATTGTTCTAAAAAGCCTATTATCTGTTTTGCTACAACTAATTCTGCTCGATCCAGTGCAGGTACTGCAGGTTCTTTAGGAAGTGTGTTTTTATTAGAGTTTAGAACATCGTTAGCTATTTTTGAAGCCTCATACTGTAAAGGAAAGAATTTACCTGTTTTAAATACTTCTATAGCATAAAGAATAACTTGTCTGGCTCTCTGCATAAACCAATTCTTCTTCTGAGCATTAAAATCTCCCACAATAGCTTCTGAGATTAGCTTCGCCACAGCTTCTCTTTGTATCTTATTTACATTTACAGTTCCATCTTTATTTAAGTAAACACCTTTATATTCCTCATATATTCCTTCATATTTACTCCATCCTTCTATATTGTTTGTTAGGTTATCTATAGTTTTATTATTTCCTGATAATAGTTCTACTATAAAGTGAGAAGTTTCTTCAGGTAGTGTATTTATATTCCTTCCTTCTGTTGCAACTCTAACGATTCTGTTATATATCTCTGCAACTCCTATTATATCTGTACCAAAACGCTCTCTTAAAGCTTCTAAGGTCTCTTCTTTAACTTCTACTCCTATCTTAGACAGAAATGATTTTAATATCCCCTCAAGCTCTTTATTGGCTTTTGGATATCCTTCCATACTTTCAGCTAACTGATAGTTATCCTTATGTCTCTGTCCTTTAAAGACATGCATAGCAGGTTCTTCTTTTTGTGCTGCTTGTTGTGTTTCTTCTATAATTGTTTTACTTATTAATCCTGTTTTATTAGCATTAAGTTCAGTTTCTAATCCAAAATTATCTCTTAATTCTTTTTGTAGCCATTCAGCAAATCTAGTTGGTAATTTAGCTTTATCAGAAGCAAATCCTTTAGGAAAAACTATTTTGGACTTTCCTGAATTTTTAAGTTCATTTATAAGTCTTGTATTTACTTCAGTAAACTCTTTAAAATCAGCTTCAGTATCTGAATAATCAACATTTTCTCTAGTATTATAATCATATTTCTTTTTGGTTACAATCGCAAAAGCATTTTCTTCTGGTCTTATTATCGCAGAGCCTCCTCCTTGTCTATTAGGAAAAGCAGTAATGCTATGATTATTTTCTGTAAATACATATGCAGTATTAGGATCATTTTTTACTGCTTTTCTTGTATAGTTTTTTGTTGCTATTTCTTTTTGTACACCTACACTATCTGCTTTTGGTTTCCATATCCCACTTTCATTTCCAGTTCTTTCATAACCATGATTATGTAAATAACGAGCTAATGCCACTTCTCCTATATTATATTTTTTAGTTTTTATTAAATGTGCTCTAGTATCGGCTACTATTGTCGCTCCTGCGTCCATTGCTAATTGTAGATTTTTATAATCACCTTGTAGTTCACTTCCTTTAATAGGGTGAATTCTTTTTCCTCTACCTCCATTAGCAGCTATAAATACTATATCATCTGATGTATATTCTCCTGTATTAGCTAATCCTTCTTCTTCATACATAGCTCTATATCTATCTGTAGAAGAACTAGGTGCTCCTGCTCCTATAAATTGAGTAGCTATCTTTGTTTTAACTTGTTCTTTAGGTAAATGATGCTTTGCACTAGGATTTATTATTTTAGCTATCTTTTCAGTCATCCTATCTTGTAATGTTTTTGATCCAGTTATTTCTCCTGAAACTGGAATAATTTTAAATCCTAAGCCTTCAGGTTGTTTAGGAATTCCACTAGGAGTAAGTTGTTCTTTAGTATTAATAGGAGGTGTAGGTGTAGTTACTAATTTTTCTAAATCAGTTTCTAATTTTATTTCCTCTTTTAAAGTAGTTTTATATTCAACTCCACTTTCAAATACTGTTTCATTTGTAGAAAAAGGAGTTCTAAATATAATAGCTGCCCCAGCTGCTTTTAAAAGATTTCTTTTTGCTTTTATTAAAGGTCCTACTAGTTTTGCATGTAATTGATTAATTACTAAACCTGAATCTCTAGTAGAAAATTCTTTTATAGTTTTTCCTTTTTCTGAATATCCTAACTTACTTACAGGCATGTATATAGCATGTACTTTAGTTTTAAAAGTTCCTTTACTTAATCCTGCTAATTTGTATAGATCCAGTTGTCCTGTTACGTTATTTTTAAAAGTAATAAAGGGAACATAAGAATCTTCTTCTATTGCTCTATCTCCCCCTCTACCACCATCAGTAGTTAGTTTTAACTTTTTAGAGTTTGATTTTATATAAGCATATGTTCCTGTTTTTCTAACACTCCAAGCATTTAAAGCTACAGGCTTTTTGTTATTTTTACTTGGTACATATCCTGGTTCGTTTGTTTTTATATCACCTCCAGTTATTTGAGGAACCAGTGTAGAATTATTCCAATTATTTCTATAAAATATATCAAGATCATCAGCAGTAAAATATCCTACATCATTAGAAAGATCTACATTTTCTTTCTTCATGAAATCATTTACTCCTGTAGCTCTTCTGGTATCTGTAGGAAACAGTTCATTAAAAGAAAATAGTGTAGGAGAAAACCCCGACATAATAAAGGAAGCCTCATATAACTCTAAAGCGAAAGCCCTTATTTTAGGATCTTCATGATTTATAAGTTCTTTCCATGCATTAGTAAGTCTATCTTTCTCCTTTCCTGTTTTGACAGACGTTTTATCTGCTTTTATAAAACCTGGAGTTATTCCTACTTCTTTTTTATATGCTCTTCCTTGATCTGGCTGTATCCATTCAAAAGCTGTTTCTGGTAATTCTGCAGTTAAATACTGCATTAAAAAATTATCTTTTATTTTTGAATCAGGATGTGTTTTATACTCATACAGTTGATATACTATTCCTTCCTTGGAATATATCATCTTTTCTATTTCCTCAGCTGTTTTAAATAAAGAAATTTTAGATTTTGTTTTATCTATAAAATTCTTAAATTCTTTTTTATCTTTTTTACCGCCTAGTATATGAATCTGTTTTGACTTAGGAATAATATAATGTGTTTCTCCTTCTATAAATCTAGTATCAGTAGCAGCAAGTTTTTTCTTAAGTTCTTTAGCTTTTTCTTTAAATTTAGTAAGTTCTTTTTGTGTATATTTTGTTCCATCAGGTTGTTTCCCTCTTTTTATTTCTTCTTTATATATTTCTAGTTCCCAAAGAGCCTCTTGAATTTCCTCAGATTGATGAAGCTTTTTAAACCCTTTGGCATGATGCGTTATTGCATCATTTTCTTTATAAATACCTTTTTTAAGTTCTTTTCTTTTGTCTTCAGATGCTGTTTCCCAATTAACAGGATTTGTTATATTAAGCATTACAGGATATACTTCTCCTACTAATTCTTCTTGCATTTGCTCAGAAGTCATTCCTTTACTAATCATTGCAAATTCTTCAGGAAATCTTTCTTGAAATAAATTAGAATAATATCCTGAAGTTTTTCGTGCTTCAGTAAAGTAAAAACCCTTACCGAAAGTCATGGCTCCTTCTCCAGTTAATTGTTTACTTTCATCAAAAGATTCTATATTTTTTTGTTGCCCTCCATGATAAACAATATCTTTCATTTCACTATTAGGGAAAATAGTTTCTAAATACGTTTGATATTGTTTAGGTGTTCCTATCTCTTTAAGTTCTGGATGTTCTTCAAAAAGTGCTACAACTTCTTTACTTGCTTTTTTAGAGAATTGTACATCTTCTGTTCCTTTAAACTTAGCATATACAATGCCTTTTAGATCTCTAAATATTTTACTAAGTAACTTATCATCATATGTATTAAATACTTTAGAATACTTTAATATTCCTCCAGTCTCTGTTGGATCTAGTCCTTTTATTAAAGCTTGATATCCAGGAAAAGAATAGGAGAATTTAAATATTTGTTCATTTAATTCTTTATACAGAACAGGTCCATTTTGATAATAAGTTCCTAACATAGTTCCTATAAACCTTTGTGCAAACCCTTCTAAAACATCTGCTCTTTCTATATCATTTTTTCTATCTATTTCTAACTGAGATGCAATAATTCCTCCCTTAGCACCATTTACATCTGATTTTGAGGCAGTAATAGCTAAATTAACTTGAGCTGCATTTTTACTCCATACTTCAAATAGATTTAAAATAGCCAATTGTTTTATATCCTGAAGTTGGGGATCTATTTTTTTAGGATCATTCTCTATCATTATTTGAAGATCTGCTACTGTAAATCCAGCAGCATTATTCAAACCATCATTAGCTTTTCCTAAACCAAATAAATATCCAATTTGAGATTTTTTAGTAATCTCATTCCATCGTGCTTGTTCTTCTTCAGTTAATTTTGGAGTATCAGAAGCAGCAAAGGCTTTTTCTTCATCTTTACTCATTATCACTCCATTTGCTTTTCTTTCCGCTGCTACACTCTCTTTAAATCTATCTCTTATTTTTTTTATAAGTTTTTCTCTTACTTCATCTGTAGGAGGTACAAATATATCAGATTCTGTTGTTGATGCATCTTTATAAAAAGTTCTATCTACTAAATGCTTTAATATAGGTTGAGCCATATAAAAGTCTACCCATTCTGGAGGAACCCCCAAGCGTTCTAAAAGAAATACAGTATTTGCAGTTACTGTGTTATTATTAAGATAGAATATATAAGGATCTTTAGCTATATCAACATAAGCATTTATCCTTCCTGATATGGATCCTGTAATAAGATGTCCATTACCTTTACTGTCTTTAGCAGAATATATTCCAGAAAGATCTGATCTATACTCACCTAAACCTTGTTCAAACCCTTCTATTCTATTTCCAATTCCAAGGTATTTATTTTTAAAGAAATATGCAGATAAAGGATTTGCTGTAGGGCTCCATTGTGAAAGGGGGACATCAACCATCTGTCTTGCAGACTGGGCTACTCCAAATTTTCCTCCCATAAATGTTCTTCTCACTTCCATCTGATAAGAAGGAGTAACATACTGTAAATCCTTTTTAGGAGTTAGGATTTCCCCCACTACAGAAGCGTATTTTGAATAGTTATCTTTTTCTGTTTTTTCTATTAATCTTATTTCAGCCGCTGTTAAAGTTTTTTTACTTTCTAAAAATCTTACCCTGGCGGCCCTATTTTTAAGTTCTATAGAATCTAAAGGAGTAGTTAGTTCTATAAATGTATGTTTACTTCCTAATATAGAATCATACAGTTCTAGCTTTCTGTTCTGAAGCATCTTTTTATCCTTAGCTTCATATTTATCTTTCTTTGTAAATTTTACATATTCTACTTGTCCTGTATCTTTATCTACTCTAAAATTAGGCAACATGATATACATCTTATCTATGTCAAAGTCAGATCCTGTTTTTGCTGTTATTTCATCATAAGCAACCACGGTATCTCCCATAGCAGATGGTAAAAATCCTACTATTCGTAAAGAATCTATAGAACTCATTCCCTGGTTAGGAATTCTATAGCCTATAGCATTAAGTAACCTTTTATCTTTTAGCCACTCCATGATAGCTTCTCCATCCATTCCCTGATTAGGAAGTAAATCTTTAAACCAACTAGGAAGCAGTATATCTCCTCTTTGAAATCTATTACCTTCAAATGTAGGAGGAGATAAATTATTCCCTTCTTTTCTAGGGGTTATATATTCTATCTGTTTTTTTAGATCTGCAGATATAGTAGAAAACTTGGTAACCTTTTGTAATCCAAAAGAACTTGTTTGAATATAAGATCCACCAGGCATTTCTAGTTTTACCGTTCTCTTTGTTATCATAGAAGCTAAAATAGAATCTAGTTCTCTCCAAAATTCATTCTCATCAAAACCGTCTATAAAGTCTGTTCCATCAGCCATTAATTCTAAGGACCTTAATAAATTCTGAGAAGTACCTTCTTTACTTTTAAAAGACTTCATTAAGGTTTGTTGGAGTTTCCGTTTATCTTTCATGGAATAAGACATAGCCCCATCAACTTCTTTTCCTTCTATTCCAAATTCTTTAAATAAACCCTCCTTACCTAATTCCGAAAGAACATTATCTATTTTATGTACCTCATCTATTAACTCTGCTCCTGTATACTTTACACCTTTTACATCATATGTTTCTTCTGTTTTTATATTAGCAAGTATATTTCTTTTTACCTGAGAGCCTTCTAATTGTGATAAAACTTTATGTGAGGGAAGGTCCTGCTGTAATTTCCAATACTTATTATGAAGAGTAACAGGAGCAAATTGAATATTATTAGGATCCTTTACATCTGTAATATCATTTTCTCTCAATAAATTTACAGGATCTAAGGGTCCTACTTTAACACCTTCAGTTGAAACTAACTCATCTATACTTTGTTCTTCCATAGCCTGTAAAACCTTACCAAGCTCATTTTTAGTAGTTCCATCTTTAAATCTTACTAGTTGTGGAAGTAAGACAGCTTGAGAATACTTTATATATGTAGGAATAGCCATTCCTAACCTTTTATTTATTCTTAGTTCATAATGCATGCCTTTTAAAGGTTGGGCATTTATTATATCCATATCTTCCATAGTTCCTTCCCCCCTTTCGAGCCTTTCATAAGCTCCATTCCATTCAACTTTCCATTTTCCAAGACCCTCCATTAAGAATTTCCATCTTTGGATAGTTATATATCCCTGAGCATCAGTTAAACTATAATTAGAATAAGGAGATAGTATTTGATCTATCTCTTTCTCTGTTCTTCCTAATCCTTTACCAGGATTATTTTTATCTAACTCTTTATATAGTTTTTTAAAAGAAGCTTTATATGTATCTAGATACCTGCTTGATGTTTCTATATCTCTAAAGGCAGCCATCACAAATGTCTCCTTTCCTTTTACTATATTAAGATCCTGTCCAGGAGCTATCATTTCAGGAGTTCTTTTTAAAAGGGCATTTAGATCCTTATAATAAGAAGGATCTCCCAGATAAATTTTCATTGTTTCTATATTAGCTACCATCCCTCGTACTGCATATTCTGATATAGCATGAGTAGCCGCTATGTTTTTTCTATCTGCTTCAAGAAATACAGCAGAATGTTTAGCTACATAACTAGTAAAGACCGCACTATCTATAGAACCATTTACTAAATTTCCATTAATATCTCTTTTTAAAACTCCATTTTTTACTGCACTATCAATTTCTTCTTGTATCCTTCCTCTTAAAGTTCTCATAAGAGCTTTCCTTAACATTACTTTCTGATCGGCAGTCATTTCATTATGATTGATTTTGCCATCCACCTCTATTCCTAAATGTTCTCTGGTTTTCTTATCATTAAGAGAAGGAAATAATGTAAACTTTAATGCATTTGCTTTAGCCCTAACTTTCTTTTCACCATCCATTTGATAATGATAGAACTCTGTTAATTCACTATCATCTAATCTTCCTTTCTTTGTACGTTTGCCAGCTTTATTACGAGCTCCAAATAATTGAATATCTGTTTGTTTGATACGGGTTAATTCATCTATAAAATATCCCCTGAATATATTTACCACTTTATCGGGCATTGTTATATTTCCGTTTGGTTCAAAAGTAAAATCCCCAAACATGGTCATCATATTCTTATCTATACCTCTATAAAGATAAGATACAGATTTATCAGCAAAAGAGGGAGGAGAGTATATATTATCCAAAGACATATTTACTCTTACAGAATGATCGTCTGCAGGAGCTATATCTATATTTCTTTGTCCTTGGTCTTCACCATCTTTTTTCTTAAAATTATTGAAAGTGGTTATTTCCACCTTACCTGCAGCATCATTGAGTTCTATACTTTTTATATTAGAATTATTATCTCTATTTATATTAGCCCAATTATTTATCCATATAGAATTAAAATGAAAGGGAATAGAAGCTAACTCTTTTAAAACAGTAGTAGAAGATTGCATCTCTTTAGTAAACTTGGTAAAAAAGTTATTAAGAGAAAATATCCAATAATTTCTTCCTTCAGGACCTAATATAGTACTTTGTCCAAAGTCATTATCAAATAATGCTTGGATCTCACTTAATTCTTTTAAAACACTTCTAAAGTTTCCTATAGGATTCTTACTATCAGAATCTGGAACTAATTCTTTTTCTTTGGGATCTTTTAATAAACCAAGATCTTCTAGGCTACTAAGTTCTTTTTTGTTTTTAGCAACTTCTTCTTTATTTACTGTTTCTAATTTTTTTTGATATTTTCTATACCAAAAATCTTTTAACCAAGGAAATAAAAATTTATTATGTGCTTTAGGTTTAGCCCCAGCTATAAGCTCTCCCTTTTTATTATATTTCCTTTTACCATAGTATTCATTTGAGAATATTTGAAGTATCTCTTTTGAAAAAGATACAAAACCTGCTTCTTTAGTTTTTAATTGCTTTTCCTGCATCTTCATTTCCATACCTACAGTAAGAGCTTTTATATCCATAAATATTCCTACCTTTTCCAGTAACTTCTGAAACTTTCCTATATCTGATTTTTCTAATGTTTTCTTACCTGCTGCAATAGGATCTAAAGTCTCTTTAAGAAAGGTATTATAATCCTCAAAGAGTTTATTAAGTTTATCCATATCTATAAGAGATATATATTCTCCATTAGGCTGCTTATAAGGATATATTATACCTGTTTGAGCAAAATTTGCTTTCCAGGAATTAAATATTTTACTTCCTTTACTTTGTACATTAGAATCAAAAAATATGTATTTAAAGACATTACTACCCTGTTCTTCAAGTAATCCTGTTAAGAAATGCATATTAGCCTTAGAAAAAGCATTATGAAAAGCACTTTGCTGTGATGGTTTTAAATTAGATATGGTATCTGCTAACTCTATAAAGGTAGGATCTACATCTTCTCCGTAAGCTCTAAGCTTATCTACCATCTGTTTAAATGCATATACTTGATTTCCATCACTATCAGTATATGTTACTGTTTCTGCTAAAAGGGTCTCCGCAGTATTCCATATATAAGAACTATTAGCCATTAAAGGAAGTCCTGTGGTAGGATCTGTTTTATAATAGTATTTACCTCCTGAACTTTCATATTTTAAAGGAACAAAAGTCATTACTAACCTTGTATTAGTGGTAGCATTGTCTTTACCTCCAATCTCAAAGGCAGCCCTAGTGGCAGCTAAAACATCTAAGTTCTTTTCATCGTTAGTCTGAGCCTCTTCTGCCGCCTCCTCCTTTATAGCCACTTCTTTCAATCGAAGCAGTTCTAGTTCATCATGCATATTTTGTTGAAAATCGTCTATATTGGCTATGATTTTGTCAAGGTTATCTATTTTAGTTTGTAATCTTTTTGCCAAGGCAGCCTTTTTAGGATCCAGTAATGC